TCACTGATTTATTAATCACTGGTGAAATTGGAATTACTGGAACTTTACTTGGTGTCCCATCAGAACCAAGTGTTCGATCAGAATTTAATCCTGGAACATTCTTTGGAGCAGGAGAAATAACATTGTTTGATTTCTCTGGACCCACTGTATTCTCAATCGGTGTACTCACATTTGATTTACGGAAAGGATAAAAAGGACCAATCGCAACTCCTAAAACTTTAAACTCTGGAATCCCTATATTATTTAAAAAACCTGAAAGCATTGTACCAAGACGTGAGGGTAATTCAGATATGTAATCGGCAATCTTACTGAAGAATGATTTAATTCCATTTACAATTATATCCCCAAGATTGTCAGGTAAATCTAAACCGAATAAATTCGCAACCCAATCAACTACACCAAATACAAAATTCAATGCACCTTTATAAAATCCTTCTACGAATGCACCTACGATATCAAAGAAACCACCACCTGATTTAAACATTGCGAATGCATCTTTAATTCCACGAACGAATCCTGCAATCGCAACTGTAATTCCTCCGATAATAGCTGCAGCAAGTCCTCCAGGAATCCCTGCTAAGAATCCAAAGAATCCCATAATTATTCTTAAAAAACCTTTTCCAAGAAATGGAAGTACTCCTTTAAAAATAAATCTAGAAGCAGCAGCAATACCTGTGAAAAGAGCACCAAATAATTTAGAAATTAACATTGCACCATAAAAACCAAGCATAGTACCAAGAGAAGTTGAATCTGGTTTATTCTCTTCTAATTTTTGACCACTATTATTCGTCATACCCTTAGCAATTACTTCGAGTAAATCTACCATCTTTTGAATGTTTAATTGTGTTTCTCTTGCTGCTTCTTCATTAGCAGGTTTATTTGAATTGTTTTCTACGTTTGAAACAAGAGGTTGTCCTTTAGCATCAACTAATAATGCTTTCGGTTGTCCTTCATTTGCAATAGATTGTTGTACGAGTACGTTTGTAAGTGCCATTTATTTTTGTAATCTTCTTTGTTCTGCTTTTTGTTTTTCTTCTTGTAAATGTTTAATCAACATTTCAACATATATTTCACGTTCAAAAGGTATCTGATTTTCAAGCTCAGTCAAGGAGTATTTATGATATTGCATTAATGCGAAGTTAGTCTTATAATGGTTGACTAACGACTCATGGCTGAGCATTACGAAAAAAAATTAGATAAACCCTCTATCTTTCTTGTATGTTCTTTATTACAAACTTTGCAAGTCCAGATTATTTCTTTACTTAATCTTGGCATAGTTTCAAAAAACTTTTGTATTTTACCAAATTGACTTGTTGTTAAGTTATTAACAAAATCACTTAGTTCTTTTTTACTCTGTTCTTTACTATGATATATTTGTTGTCCATCATATATGTAATCTATACTATCAGTTATAATATCAAAGAAAACTTCTGTATCTAGCTTATTTTGATCTGCTAATTTCAATGTCTTTAATTTTAAAAGTAAATCTAATGATGGGTACTTCATTACAACACCCACATCATTAAATAAAGATATCTTATTCTCATGTCCTTCTGGTGTAATTACAGGAACATTTGTTATATTAATTTTTAATATACTCTTAGCTTCCTTATTATCTTTACACTCTGGTGTATCGCATTTAGCGATTAATTCTACTTCTTCACCAACAGATTTACCACGTAATTGACAAAAAATATATTCTAAATCAAATAATGCTAAATCATTTGTATCGAGTCCGACTACACACTCACCAACAATTGTTTTAAGTGTATTCATCATTGTCTTCTCATCTTCAGATTGAAAAGCAAGTAATAAAGCTTTTTCTTGTTTTACTAGAAATGGTTTATACTTATATTCTTTCTTAGAAGACGGAACAGTTAATGTATAGGTTGGTGTACTACTTATTGGCAAAGCCATATTATTATTCTCCTTCAGTTTCTTTATAATTTTTAATTATCTTATTCAATTCATTTGTAGAACCTATGAATACATTATTGTTCACAGTTTTTGTTTCTGTTTTTTGTATTCTTCCTACATCTGCTTGTTGTTTGTGTAAATCTAATAATTGCTGGTTTACATCAGCAAGTTGTTTTATCATATTACCTACAACTTCAAAGGCTCTTGGATGCTCTGATTGTTTTGCTATCTCGAGTGAATGCTTTAATGCTTCTTCTCCTTTTAAAAGGAGATTGTGAAGATTAGAACGAGAAGTGTTAAAATCAGTAGCAATCTTATTTTCTTTTTCATTTGCTATCTCTCTTGGATTAATTACTTCCAAATTTGTATATGGTTCAGTTGGTTCACTGACCTTTAATTTCTCACTATTAAACACTTCACTTAATTTATCATCTATAATAGACATTTTATATTCCTATAATTAAACTGTTCTAAATGTACTTCCTAACATACCATCTAAAGTTTTTTGACTGAAACGAACACTCGCATCTAGTATTTCAGGAGTTGCTTGTTCATATTGTGGTGCGAATTGATTTGTTCGATTATTACTAATTGAATTACTCAATCCAGTAAATGTATCTTGAAATCCTGCAAAGTCACTAAAGTAATTTGCTGCAACTGGTAAAGAATTTACAATTACACCAGCAGGGTCAGTCAATACTTGATTACCAGCATTTTGTATTCCCTCTAATATAGATTGAATCCATCCTTTATTTTGTTTTGGAGGAGGAGCATATAAACTTGTAGTAAAATACTTATAAGCAAAAGTCACATTAAGTTTTGCAACTTCATTTGATCCTTGTGCTAAATTAATACTCTGTACTGTTTTAGGATATGCTTCATGTAGCTTAACTAAGTATCTTGTATTATTTGCTACATCATTCACAAATAGATGAACTGTACTTACATAGTTATCATAAAATTGTATTGTTCTATCTGTAGTGTTTTGAATTGAATCTTGCCAAGCTTCAAAGAAAGCTTTCACTTTAAACCCTGTATCTATGTAATAATTTGCAGTCACTGGATCGAATACTTTTTCATAAGGCATTTCTCTTGTTTCGCCGAATGTACGAGCAGGAGTTGTAGATATATTTACTCCAGGAATATTAATTGATTCACAATATAAAAATAACTTTCTGTAAAAATCAGCTGCAGCGAATGCTGGGTTTGTTCTTAAAGTCTTTGGTGCATCAACAGTACAACCAAAACGATTCGTTCTACTTAACCCATCTTTTTTAACTTCAGCAATAAATCTTTTTATATCTTGTGGTGATGTTGGTGCTTCTGCTCTTGTTAATCCGAATATATCTAAAATTGACATTAAATTTTTCCTATACTGTCTGCCCAAACGTTTGATTTGTTTACTGTAAATCTTTCAACAGGCAACATCATAACTGTAAACCAATTCTCAGGAGAGACTCTTAACATTGTTGATTGTATGTGGTCATATAAGTATGAGTGCACACATGGCTTTGCTAAAACGAATTTACTTGCTGATCTTATAGTTGCCCAGCTATAACGTATTCGAGTTGTTTCATCATATTTTTTATTATTCGCATACTCTAATAATCTATCTAATAATCTTACTCTCAGTTGATATGGTAGATAATGCATATTCAATCCAGTAAATCCTTTATCAGTAGTTGAGAATGGAAATACTAAAGGAAACATATCATAATATGGTAATTGTTCTTTTAACTTTGCATCGTAAAAGTACATATACAAGTTTCCTGGAACCATTACAGATGATGTACGATTCTTACTGTCTGGTCTTAACAAAGATTGTGGCTGAATACGAGCAGTTCTTAATTTTGCAGTCTCTCTTTGAAACCAATTTAATGACTTCGTTAATATAGTCTTATCTTGACTATATTTGTTGAAAATACCCTGTGCTGTTTGTCTTACTTGAGCCATATTACTATTTATTTACTATTATCTAATCCTAAGTCTTTTTCTGTTAAAATAATGAACTTTTGATTACGATCTAAAGCATACTCTTTTGCAGCTTTCCATTTAGCTGAATTAACTATGAAATTGTGACATTCTTTCAAATACCTACGTGTTTGGCTTCCAGGATATTCAGGTTGAATAGTTTGAGAATATGGTTTGATTTCAACTAAATAAGTCTTAAGAGTATTAGTTTCTTTATCTTTAATAGTGACTGAAAAGTCAACGAAATATCTATGTATTCTTTTATCAATAGGAGAGCGATAGGGTACAATAACTTCCTCACTCTTCCAAGAAACTACTGCTGGATTTTTATCGCACCAAAGAGCGAATCTTGTTTCCCAAGATGAACGTAAATAGATTGATGTAGGGTCGCCTACATACTTCTCAGGGAATATTGGTTTATATCGTCTAGTGTGAAACATAATTAATAAGGACTCAACTATTTATATGTCTATTTTAAACTCAACCACTCCAACAGCTAACTTTGGTGATTATGGCGATTCAGTATATCGCACAAAACAGTACATGTATCCAACTGATTTATTATCAGTAGATCCGAATAAAAATGAGTATGGTGGTCAGTACATGATGATTTATATTAATGTCACATCAGATTCTACATTCACAAGAGCAGATGAACAACAATCAACAATACCAAACATAAGTAAAAGAATAGGAAAAGAATTATCAGGAGTAAAAGCATCAGGATTGCTAAAAAAAGAAAGTATCGTTTCAGCAATAGCTTTAGCTGGTGGATTAGCAGGTGGTGGTGGAGGAGCAATCGCAGCAGGAGCTCCAGGAGGAATAATTGGTGGAGGAGTTGGTGCTGCATTAGCAGGAGCATTAGGTGTATCATTAGGAGGTGATTTTTCTAAACCAAGAAAAAGATTATTAACAGCTATCGCTTTACATATACCAAATAATATTGCTATAAATTATGGTGTTAATTATGGTGAAGCTGATGGAGCTCTTGCTGATTTAGTAATGAGAGGAATTGATACAGGAGCAGCAGGTTTAGAAGCATTAGTCACGAGTCCAGGAGGAGCAGGAAAAGAAGTTTTTAGCAATATAGGAAAAAGTGGAATCGGTGGAGGATTACAAGGTCAAGCACTTAATGTTTTAGGAGACACAGGAAAGATTATAGGAAAACTAGCAGGTGTTGCTACTAATCCAAAAAAAGAACAAATATTTGAAGGTGTACCTTTTAGATCATTCAGTTATACATACGATTTTTATCCTCGTAGTGAGGAAGAATCAGAGAATGTTAAAAGAATACTTGATGAATTGAAATATCACATGCATCCTAATTTTAAAGATGATGCTGGGTTTTTATTTGAATATCCAGCAGAGTTTGATATATTCTTTATGCATAAAGGACAAGAGAATAAATTTATACACAAACATAGATCAGCTGTATTAGAATCAATGTCTGTTAATTATGCACCGAATGGTCAATTCTCATCATTCCCTAATGGGTCACCAACATCATATCAAGCTACATTGAATTTTAAAGAAGTTTCAATTATTACAAAAGAAGCTTTAGAAGATATGGGTGAAGTTCGACAAAGAAACACAAACAGTCCTGTAAGAAACTTTGGTGGACAGTCTGACACATTTTAAAGGAGATAACAATGTATTTTAGAAAATTTCCAAAAATATACTATACGCTACGAGAAAAAAACGTAGATGTATTTAAAATAGTCACAGACATAACTGCAAATGTTAGAATAAGAAAAGCAGCACTTTCTAATATAACTATATGGGAAAGTTATGATATACGTGAAGGAGAAACACCTGAAATTATTGCTGAGAAGTTCTATAAAGATGCTACATTACATTGGGTGATTATGTTAGTAAATAATCGTTATAACATGTATAATGATTTTCCTCTATCATATAGTGAGTTAATGTTATATGTAGATAAAAAATATCCTGGAGTACAAAACCAAATTAAAGAATATAGAGTAGATGGATATGTAGTTGATAGTAATGTAATTGGTGCTGTAGGAATTACAAATAAAGAATATGAAGTAGAACAAAATGAAGCTAAAAGAAGAATTAAAATTATAGCACCAGCACTTATTAATACTGTTGTTCAAGAGTTAAATGATTTAATGAGTGATGCTAATGGTCAAACTTTAGTGTAAAATAAAATTATGAATAAAATATCATACGCAGGTGATGTAGAAACTAAACAGATTGATCTAGTTGGTAAATATTCAACAGTTAGTTTAATTGCACTTTTCAATCAAGTAGAAATTTACGAAGACTTATTCTCTCCTTTTATTACAGGAACTATTACAATTTCAGAATCATTTGATTTAATTAATAATCTCCCATTGATTGGAGAAGAGTTTTTAATTTTAGATATAACAACTCCTGGATTTGAGAAAAGAATTAAAGGAAGATTTTATGTATTTAAATGCTCTGAAAAAGTGGCAATAAGAGATAAGCTATCAGGATACACTTTACATTTTATTTCAATAGATGCTGTAAACGATTTAAATATTCGTTTAAATAATGCTTGGTCTGGTTTTTGTTCTGATATAGCTTTTCGTTTAATCGCTAAAGATAAATCTGGTGTTCAAACAGAAAAGCCAATTAATATAGAAGATACAATTAATGGTATAAAATTTGTTTGTAATAATTGGTCTCCAGTTAAAGCAATTAATTATGTAGCTGAGAAAAGTGTAAACAAAGATGGAATATCATCTTATCTATTTTTTGAAAATAGAGAAGGATTTAATTTCGTTTCACTCCATACATTATATCAAGGAAACCCTATTCAAGATTTTATATTTGATAATTATGAAAGAACAACAACTAATGTAGGTGATACTATACGTGATGCTGAACAAGATTATAAACGTATTATTACAATGTCTATGCCAAGTGGATTTGATTTTATAGATAGACTTTCTAAAGGTATGTTCACTTCTAATCTTACAAGTTATGATATGGTGACAAAAAGATTCAAAAGACAATATTTTTCTTATCAAGAAGAATTTAATAAAATACCACACTTAAATAAATTTCCATTAAATAGTACAGAAGTTGTTTCTGCTCCAGATAGTCTAGTATATAATAAAATAAAACATACAGCTATGCATAATGGTTTCGATGACGTATCAAATAGTGATAAATTTCTTTTTAGATTATCAGCACTCGCAAATACACAAGGGTTTAAATTAAGAGTTGAAACTCTCGGAAGAACAGATTACACAGTTGGTAAAGTTATTTCATTAAAAACATTTAGAATAGAAACTGTTAATGATAAGTCAAATGATTTAGTAGATCCAACATACACTGGTAAATATTTAATATCAGCAGTTAAACACATTGTAGCTGGAAATAAACATACTTGTACTTTAGAATTAATTAAAGATAGTTTATCACAAGGTATTGGAGAATTAGCGTAATGAAAATATTTATTGGTAAAGTTGAAAACAGAAACGATCCTTTGAAACTTGGTAGATGTCAAGTAAGAGTAATGGGTGTTCATGATGAAAACCCTGCTGTACTTCCTACAATAGATTTACCATGGGCTATGCCTATATCGCCAGTGAATTCAGCAGCAAGTGCTGGTATTGGTGTATCACCAACAGGAATAGTTTTAGGAAGTATAGTTCTTATTACATTTACTGATAAAGACGATCAAACACCAGTGATACTTGGTACACTTGCAGGTGTTCCACAAAATCAAAATAATTCTTTAGTTCTTAAACCATCTGATAGAAAAGGAAATATAAACACAGCAGTAAAGATTGGTTCTGATGGTGTTTCAAAACTTGTTTCAGGACAAATAGATTCAAATGTAAATATCATTAATGCTGCTGCTATAAGAAGTGGTGGTGATGTTGAAACGTCAGCACAAGTATCTGAAGATTCTAAAGCTTTATTAAAAGGTGATTTAGAGATAGAAAAAGCAAGACCTCTTTCTACTTTCACTGTATCAGATAATAGTGTAAAAGATATTATAAAAAATACTTCATTCACTGATGTTGCTGTTCCGATTACAGACTCATCTGGTAAAGTAATTAAAACTGTAATTGGATATGGACAAGACACATATCAAGGAAAACCAGTCACAGCTTCTTATCCAGGAAGTATAGATAAAGCAACTGCTGAAACAGAATTTAAAAACTATTTACAAACAGATGTTGCTGACAAACTTACAAGTGTTGTAAGAGCACCAGTCAATCAAGAAATGTTTGATTCATTATTAAGTGTAGCATCAGATATCGGTGTACAGAATTTTGCTAATTCATCAATCCCGAAATTAATTAATTCATTAGACTATCAAGGAGCAGCAGGTGCTATTCAAGGAATATCAAATGAAAAGAGTTTTGATAACTTATTAGGTGGTGTCACATCAGCATCTTTAGATAGTTCTATTACAACAGGAAAAGAATTATTTTCTAATTTAACATCAGGAACAGATTTAACTGGAACAATTACAGGTTCAGTTCAAAATATATCAGGAAACCTTTTAAATAGTTTGGGAGGTAATGCTGAATCTATAACTTCAAATTTAACTAACATAGCAGATGGCTCTTTATCAGGTGTATCAAATGTATTATCTGATTCAGGTATTGGAAACATTTTAAATAGTTCAACTGGTATTTCAAATATATCAAATGTTTTAAACACAACAGACATTGGTGCTACAGTGACAAATGTATTAGGTGGAGTCAGTGGAAATATTTCCTCTGCTATATCAAATATAACTTCAGGTAATATAACAAATTTATTTGGTGGGTTTGGTGGTTTTAAATTGGGTGGAGCAGGTGGTTCGTTATTCGGTGGTAGATCATCAACTAAAAAAGCAAGACGATCAGCTGCAGCAAGTAAATTTACTTCTGTTGGTTATCCAAATTTAGGTGGAACATTATTTGACGAAAACACTGCATATGTAAAACCAATTTCTGATAATGGTGAGTTTGGAAATGCTGGTTTGGTTTCAAACCCAGCATCAGGATCTTTTGGTGTAGCTTCAGGATACTTAGAATATGTAAATGAACCAGACACATCTAGATTAGCAAGACATGAAAATATAGACAAAACTTCAGTATATGTAAAAGAATCAGCAAGAGCATTAGGTATTGAAAGATTTAATTATGATACTTGGGATCAATCTGAAATACCTTATAATGCAGAATATCCATTTAATAAAGTTGTTGAAACTGAAAGAGGACATGTATTCGAATTAGATGATACACCAAATGCTGAAAGAATTAATATATTCCATAAACGTGGAAGTTGGATGGAATGGGATCATAA